ACTGCCTAATTGGGGCGTCTTTTGCATTTGCTGCCATTCCAATTCCCGTATGGGAAATAGAGCAATAGATTATGTTCAATGACCAGTATAAAGTTATTATTGGTCTAGACTTATCACTTTCCAGAACAGGTATCAGCCTGTTCTGGAATGATAGTTTAGAAGCACATACTCTCAATATACGCTCTGCTGAAAGGGGCATGAAAAGGTTGGTAGACTTAGAACAGAAGCTCAAATTTACCTTATATCCTTTCAGGGAAAAAGCGTTTGTTGTCTTTGAGGATTACTCTTTGGGGTCTCGAGGAAGGAATCTTTTTGGACTTATTGAATGGGGTGGAGTAGCAAGAACAGCAGTTTACAAAATGGGGGTTAATATCATTACTGTTTCTCCAAAGACATTAAAGAAGTTTGTTACAGGAAATGGTAATGCAAATAAAGAGGATATGATGAAAGCTGTAAAAGAATTGTGGGGATATGAAGCAACAAACAATGATGAAGCTGATGCCTATTCACTTTCAAGGTTCGGAGATTCTTTGATAAATCCAGATAGATATAGTAAAGAACAGCTTAGGGCGTCACTAAAATTCACTACCTTATAATGATAGACGCGACAAAATTCATGGTGATATGTAGACTCATGGCTGATGGAAATGGGCCTTCCATTGCCTCGTTGAGAGTAAAATCAAATAAAGATGAACTCATGTACTACGCTAGAAGAACACATGGGAACTATCTTAGATATTGTCGTGCTTTATTTCTCCTACATAAGTTTGAGAATAAAACAGGTGATAAGCCTCTCTTCCCTAAGTCATGGAGGAAATGGAAAGTATTTAATAGTCACGAGAAGTCGGAAATGGGAAAGTTTTGGCATCGACGAGGTTTCCGTTCAAAAGATATTGAGCGCACTTATTAAACATTATTCCAACTACTTCGCCAAATCTCTTCCCATTTCCTATTAGCAACATGTCTTTTTTATCTTCCATGTTTCCTAAATCAAAGTCTATAAAATCAATTCTATTTGGAAGCCCGGAATGAGAATCACAGTACCTTGTAAAATATCCCTCAAACCCTTCTTCAAAGAAGAAATATTTCATTTGGTCCATGATGCGAACTGGAAGAGGGCCTTTACCATTAGTAGCTACTAGCTTCTTATAATCAGGTGGAGCATTTTCGGTTAAGTGAAAACGGACTACTAGCTGAACATTCTGACGCTCATATAAAGAAAAGGAGGCCCTGTTTTTCTCCTCACTAAAAGGGAGAAGGGCCTGTTTCGTCCTAAAGTATCTTGGGGAAAGCTTGCTCTCAAAAGAATCTACCACATTCTCTATTAAAGCATGTGTATGAATAAATGTTGAGAGGCGCTTATTCTCTTGTGGATAGATATAGCCTATAATGACTCTCATTTCAAAGATATATATTTATCTATACCACATTCAATAGCATCTACAACATCTTCCGGAGAGTTCCATACAATATTTAAGTCTCCGCCATTCGTGATGAATCCACATTCGCACAGCACCCATACAGGAACTGTCCTTTTCAGAATTGCCAAATCAGGACGTCCAACTATAGTTTCTGCTCTTCCGGGAAGAAGCTTGGCAAGATATTGAGCAATGCAACTAGCAAGTTTTTTACCTTTATTGCTGGAAGGATAATAGCATACATGGGCACCATGAGGAACAGGATTAGGGACTTCATAACGAACTAACTCGCCATCCTCTTCTTTTTCTACGGTTCTACTTGCACTATCTAAATGCAGGGAAATACCGAAATCATAACCACCAGTATTAGCCGCAGTGATAGTCTTGTTCAAATCATCTTTGTTGCTTAAATAAGGAAAGTCAATGATGTCAACATCATAACCTTTTTTTGCTAGCCTATGTTGAATACGAAGAGCTAACTTACTTGCAACCTCATGTTCTTCATGGCCGTTCCCTCTAGCACCAGTGTTATTAGCATGTCCGATATCTATTGCTATCTTCATTTTCGTATTTCTATATTCTGTAATCTTTTATCCATCGAGCGAAGCAATTCAACTTGTTGAGTTAATGCTTCTGAAAATTTCATCTGTACGGAAGACTGCTCCTTTTGAAGGTCAATTATTTGTGACCTCATACTCACATTATCCTGATACATCCAACATGCAAAAAATATGGGAGCAAATATTATAACTATTTCCTTGTTAGAACGTAGTGTTGAAAGGAGTTCCGACAGCTTCTCTTGCATCTTACTTCTTCATTTCTTGAATTACAGGGGGATGACCAGTAATAATTATATTACCTTCACTATCTACACTGTAGCTAATCTGTCCTCCTTGATTACCGCTCAATGTCATAGAAGTATTAGCGCATCCTGATAAAAAGAAGTACCCTAGGGCCGCTACAATGATTCCACCAATAAGGGCAATAACCTTCTTAGAAACCCCTTGTTGAGAAGCTTTCATTGCCGCATGTGTAAGAGTGATAGATAAAAACCCGTCGCCAATCATCCAATTTGCCAGTTCCTCCGCTTTAGATTTATCACTTTCGATGGAGACGTCTAGGCCTGTTTGAATGGCAACCTCTTCCACTAGATTGTCATATTCATAAGTAAGCTTTTCCATACAATAAAACATAACAGATATTAGGTAAGTGTAAAGGAAAAGAGGAGTCGTAGAAAACTACGACTCCTCCTTATGGAACAATGAATAGAAACCACTACAATGTAGCAACACAAACCTTGTACCGTATTTACTTCTTCAATGCAACATAATATTGCTGCATCAATACAGTTTTTATCTCGTCTACTTGGGAAATAAGAAAAGACTCTTCATCGGCGACCTCATAAAGGTAGTCACAAATTTCATCAATCTTCTCACGCAGAACCTTTCGTACTACCGAATCTGCAACAGGGTCAGGAGTAGGAATATCTGTTTTGATGACATCTTCCATTTCAGTAAACCCTGCAAAGGATTCCCTGAATGTATCGAAAAGCTTCGAGCCTTTCTTGTACATGGTATCAGTAGCTTCATGCACCCAGCCAAGCTCGGTATATTGATGCGTGTTCTGAATGAAGTCTAAGAAGACATTCATCATTGAAAGGTCTAGCTTTTTCATAGTAGAACTGATTAGAACTTAATAGAAGTTTAGGAGTTATTTGCTACATCATTATACATTTGAATTGGAATAAATATAACATTTATAGTTGGATTTCGTCCACTAGGCTTATCTGGTAGCGATACAGTAATGCTAGTAGGTGATTTAACTTTATAAATATATGACATATAATTTTCTATGATGTTATCTGTTTGCGGCGGGTCAGTTGGGGGGGGGTTCTAAGGGTTTACAGCATTGCTTCCTATGTACACTTTAGCCGTGTCAGTTGTCAGGTAAAGTGTACGTGCATCTTTAGTTGCAAGCGCATCATATTGCGCTTGTGTTAGAGATGTTTCTAGTTTGGCATATCGTTCATCAAGCTGTCCTACAGAATAAACTGCTAGTCTATTTACAGAAGTAGAAGATGGAGGACATGGAGTTGGGTCATTTGATTTGTGGAATATAGAGCCTGTATTATTATAGTTGGTAACAACAAATGTAACTATCCCTGACTTATTCGTGATTGTTACATTGCCATTAGTGCTCCTAATTACGTTTGTATTGATATCTCCTTTTACAGTAATTCCTACGTTGTCAAAAGTAACAGAATCATGAAAAATTACAGGATTCTGAAATGACATTGAAATTGTTACATCAAGGTGCGTGGCTGTATTACCTTCCATTACGGCTGCCCCCCCTGCTCCATCGCCGCTAATGGTTAAGGCATTTACGCCATTCCCTAATTGAAGCTTTTGATTATCATCTAATCTTAGCGTGTTTTGGAATAGCCAATTACCAGAGACATTCCAATTACCAGAGACATTATAGTTCTGTGTCGGGTCAAAGCTCTCACCGCCTCCTCCGGACGACACACCGAAAGAGGCAACCTTAAAATCTACAGGAGTAATAGCATAAACTGCATCCGTAGGAATGATATAAGTATAGGAAGAAATAGCAATGAATGAGTATTGCCCAGGCTTATCTATGTTCAATAATTGAAGAGAAGTTCCGGGTGCATAGTCAGGAGAATTACACCCCTTAACTTCAACATTTCCCGATTCAACGCTTACTACATACGCTTTCCCTTGAATGGTGCGAAGCATAATTTCATCAGTTGCATATCTAGGTTTAATAGAAGCCGTAATTGGGGCCGCTTGAACTGTCATAGGCTCCATCGGAGGAGATTCTTCTACAACATCATTAGTTTTCTTTTTAGCCATAAGTATTATGATTTGGTGTTAATATTTATTGATCCCAACCATTATCTTTTAATGTTTTATTTACTCTTCTTAATTCACGCGAAAGTCTGCGATACTCTATACTCCTTTCTCCATAGATATCTTTGGCTTTACGCTTTTCCTTGCGAAGTGACCTTGCACTTTGCAAAAGCTTTTCTCTTGTATCATAGAAAGGATTAACATCTACTCGGCTTGTCTTGACTGCATTATGTGCTTGCGCCGTAGCATTGGCGATGGAGCTAATCATTTCAAATACTCGTCCAACTGTTTTGGCGTTTGAAACTCCGGCTCCTAAAGCAATTGCATCACCTAATGAACGGCTCATTTTAGTTCCAACCTCAATCCACTCATTTAAAGTAACGGCATCCATATCTTCTGTGCTTTTAAGCACAGTTTCATAAGTTTGCGCTGTACTCCTAACTAATCGGCTAACGTCAGTGAGTGTATTGGGGCGAGAATAAAAATGTCCTCCACCGAAAGCATAGTAATCTAATGACTGGAAAAGGCCAGCAAAAACAGGAGTTGCTGCTAAAGGCCCTAACGACATATTGAAGAGGATGTTTTCAGCACTGAATTCATCATCATTATAATCCACAAAGAAAGATGCTGCCATCCCAGTCAAAGTGTTGGCAAATCCAACAATGCTCCACATCCTGATGAAGTTGGCAAGCTTCCTCATATTGCTAATATCTCCACGCTTAAACTGGCTAAAGAGAATAGCTGATTTATTTATCATGTCTGACATGAATAGAGTAGAGAAAGCTTCATAACCAGAGCCGCCCAAAGTACCAATAGCTCTAGTAGATTGGTTTTCTGGCTGTGCTGATTTCAGAATGTTGAGATTGATCTGTTCAACTACTTCGGCCTTGCTTAATCCTCTATTGAAAAGGATTTGAGAAGCAAGCATGTTTCCTGTTTGAACACACCATAAGTCTAAATCAATCAAGGCAGAGATACCGCATTCTTGCCAGTAAAGAATCTGTGCCTGTTTGGTTCTAGGAGCATCCAAAGAAGCTCTTAACACTACACGGTCTTTCCACGTTAAAGGATTGCGAGCCGTGACGCCATCAAGAGTTGCCATTTCCTGTAACGAAATAATATTAGGAGAAGTCACAAGGGAAACTAACCCCTTGATAATCTCCATGCTACTAAAATCAGTGCCGACAAGAGGATTAAAGAAAGCTGCCGCACTACGACAAACAGAAGCTACAGAGTTGAAAATCTTGGTGCGGGCCAGCGTTCCCATAGCCTTCGTGAATATCTCGCCCATGAAGCTTTGTTGTGCCCGAATGCGCCCTTCATTCAAGAAATGATACAAACCTTTTGTGGCTTGAGTATAATTCTCTTGACCAATTACATTCTGAATCTGTGCCGCTGTCTTAGTGTTGAGCCAAACTTTATTGTAGTATTCAGCAAGTTCAAGTGAAGACATCCACCCTTCTGCTATCTGTGCATACCTTTCAAATTCTGCTACGGGATTTACGAAAGTACTTATTTCTGCGGAAGCAGGAGTACGCCTCTTCTTCATGAATCCCGGCTTACCAGAGTAAGTTGCTTGTCCCGGAACATAGCCAGCCGAATCAAAGAATCCATCTCCTAGCTGACCTTCATGGGCTGTAGTGCGGGGTGTATAGAAATCTTCCATGCTTGACACTTGGCCGAAGAATGATTCTTCAACGCTGGCAAGCTTCATTCCTAAGTCTCTATAAGCAGTCTGTATAGAGCGGGCAAGATACAAGCCATCCGTGCCCAAAGAAGCTATCAATGCCTCTTGGTCTTTAGAGAGTCTATTTTCAAATTCTTCTCTGGCCTTAGCAACTTCGGAGTTATATTTTTCCTGCGTAATCTCTTCATTAGATAGTTGTTCATCTAATGAAGCAATACGTTCGTTAGTTAACCCCTCGTTCCCGAAATCTATTCCACTACTACGAAGAACATCTATTCCATCCGGCTCTTGAAGAGTTTGATATATTTTAATCAGTTGAGTCTTAACATATTCCTTTCCTTTGAAGTTGACAGGAGAGTTATTCATCTGATAGAAATGACGGGCTACTTGGGTAGTAGATTTTGTGTTTTCAACACCTCCCAATTCAGCCGCACCAGTTAGCCATGACGAAATCATAGCATGTCTTTTAACCCGTGCATTGTCCCTTTCAAGAGTTGCTCTTACAACTTCATTGAGCATGAAGGAGCCGTTGTCGCTAAATCCAGGCAACGTTCCAAGAACTTCTGACAATTGAACTGTAGAAAGAAAGCCAGTGAAGAAACTTTTAAGTGTGCTATATTCGCCACTCTCTCTTATAAGTGCTCGTAAATCATCAAGCTTCTTTTCACTTCCGACCGCTTGTGCAACTTCATCGCGAAAGATATTTAGCTTCCCTTCGCGACGTTCAAGCTCTTGCCTCCATCTAAGTTTCCCTTCCGTTTGAAGTTGCTTCAATGCCTCAAATGCTTTCGCTTGTTCTGCTCCATTACGGACAAAATAGTATCTTCCATTCTCCCCTTTCTCACGATAAAGGACAGAACCAAAAGTATCAAGCAGGGCTTGTGCTTGTTGAATGTCTCTTATTTGAGGCGCATTAGGGTCTTGTGATTCACTTATGGTTCGCTCAAGGAGAGCCTGTAATGCGTCTTGCTGGGCCTCGTACTCGGCAGGCGATAAGCGCATCACTTCTTCGATGCCAATAGTTTCATAGCGGGCTTGAGCGTCTAAAGTAGAAGATACTCCACCAGCATCTCCATACGCGCGCTTGGCTAAACGCTCAAGGCCTCGTACTGTCTTAGCTTGTTCTTTAGCTTTCCTTCTTAATTCTGCCGCTTCTTCGCGAGTAGATTGTGCTAAAGCTTTATCAATTACTTTCTTTAGTTCACGCTGCGTTCTAGCGAATTCAGCTTCTTGAATCTGCTGATTGATGGCCTTAACTCCACGGTCAATTGCAGTCTGCAACGAAGCTTCAAACTGGAATTGGTTCTTAGGATTAAGTAGACGCTTCGCCAAGTTCTGCGGAATGAATGTTTTTCCATACCTGCCAAAAGCATTCTCCAAAGTCAGAACGCTATTAAGTAAAGCATTCTTCTGCCGAGCCGCAGAGAACTTGCCGGACACTGCCTGTTCAGCAAGCTTCATAAAAGATTTGCGGATGGATTTCAACTTTGAAATGGACTGTTCAGATGTCTTCCCAACAATATCAGACATGGCTTGTTCAATTGTCCGTATTCCGGGGCCAATCTTCAAGGCACTTGTCTGTTGTTGAACCGAAGGAAGAATCACTTCTTCTGCGGCTCCATTTACTAAAGAGGCAATGTCCCTAGCCTTTGTCTGGTCAGCAATATTGGAAAGGGAACTTGACCATTCCACGAAATCCTTTGGAAGGACTCCATCTTCAATGGCTTGCTTGATGCGTTCGCCTTCCTTGAAAATGTTTCCTACTTCGGCAATGTTGTCTTTCTGCCATTCCAAAACACTTTGGACGTCTCCCGGAAGAGAACCGAACAGTTCAGGATTTGTAGCAAGAGCTTTACCCATGGTTGCAAGGGCTTCCTGTAACGCAACATCATTTGATAAGTCTCCAAAAGAACGCCCTGTATATTCAGAATATCTTTCTACAGCATTTTGAATGTATTCCCTAGTAACAGCACCAGTAGCTAAATCATAGGCAACATTAGCATGAATAACTTCTTCGAGTATATCAAGAGGCGTCGCTCTACCTTCAATAACAGCTATTTGCCCTGCACGATACGCCGAAACAACATCAAGATTATTAGCAATTTCCTCAACGGTAATTTCATTATTGCTGTATTGTTCTCTAAGTTCAGGATTAGATTGTATATAAGCTAAAGCTCTAGCTCTTGCCGTTGATTGATTGATACCTTCGGCATTCTGGATGGAAGAAAGAAGTTCATCCTTGTTCAATACAATTCCCTGACGTTCAAGTTCCGGCTCAAGTTTACGCTGGGCAAACAGATTAAGAGCCTGAACGAAAGAAGGATTAGAAGCTACAGTTTCAGAAAGATAAGAACCTGCTACTTCATCCGTAAGAGTCATGGTGGACTTCTCCCCTGTTTCCGGGTTGGTTTCAGTAACTTCAAATGTTCCGTCTCCATTATCTTTAAAGGTTGGCATCAACTCAACATTCTTGAAAAGCTCCGCATTCTTAGCTACAAAATTGAGCATGGAAGCGGCACTAGAAGAGGATGTCTCAGGAGATTGATTAAGTTGTTGTGTATTAAAAAGTGACTGTTGAATCAGATTAGAACGTTCCTTACTGTCAGGCATCGTTGCTATCTGATAGGCGACATCACTTTCTATGCCTAAACCTATAAGGGCTTGAGGACTACGACTTACTTTAGTAATAAGGTGATTAACCTGATGTCCACCAAGAGCACCCATTGAACCGCCAAGAACTACTGTAGGAATAAAGAATGCTGGGTCAAAAGGATTATATTTTTCCCACCACTGGCTAACTGTATTCTGCTCTGTAAGCTCCATGCCTAGGCTCCTGTATAGGTTTTCAACGCCAACATACACAGGGTCTGAAATACTTTCCTGAACGGTTTCCGTCAATGCACCAGCGGCCCCAGCTTTTGCAAGTCGTCCACCTAAAGAACGCTCTGCAAATGCTCCAACTCCTCTGGCTACAGCTTCTCCCCCCACTGCTCGCACTCCTTTAATGACAGCACCGCCAGCTCCCATTGTTAAAGAATCAAGCGCACCTTCTAGGGAGCCTACAGTAAGCCCATAGGCAATAGAAGAACCTTTGCTTGAATTGCTTTTATACGCATCTAACCCTGCTGCGGAACCATATACCAAAGAACCCATGACTGTCCCTGCGCTGTAAGTAGCTACAGGATTGCGTGTAACTGCGCCTGTAATCAGCGAAGAAAGGGAAACGGCTGCAACCTTCGGGACATTATCAACCAAGTTCCGAAAACCTAAGCCCCAGCGGCTCTCGGGCATATCTCTTGTACTTCTGTATTCCTGTTGGATTGCAAGAGCCAAGCGTCTCGCCTTTTCTTCTTCGACGCCTTCGTCGGTTTGAAGCTGGATGAAAGAAACAATATCCTCGTAGGTATCATCGAGAGCTTGAACAAGCCATGTCCTCTTATCATCAGGTAAGAAGTTTGGAAGCATCTCAATAGCCAACTTGAATGTCCCGGCATTATCTCCTAGTGCAAGAAGTTTATCTGCCATCTTGCTCCAATCGAGAGAACCATCTTTGATGTATTCATCCTTAATCCAAGAAGTAGCTTCATAAGCTGCCTGATATTGAGTCTTGAGATAAGGTGCATTGGTAAAGATAGACCTAGCATAAATAGCTTTATCTCCTAGTGCATCAATAGCTTTTTCAATATCTCCACCATTTTCAAGGAAGGCAGGCAGGAACCCTGCTTCTGCATCATAATATCCTTGCTTGACTTCGTTATTACGTTGAAGTTCTTGAGTATATTTATTGATAACTCCGTTAATGGAATCCACCTCATACTCTTGCATCAGCATGACAGCGGCCATATCATTGGTTATCTCTACATTAGGGAACTTGACTTCGCGGATTGCCTGTAAAAGAATTTGCTCTCTAGTAGCATTGTCAGAATTGTTCCACGCAAAAATCTGATTTGCATTGAGCAATTTACCCAGTCGATTATCGGTAATCTCTTTAACATCAATGTTCCCGTAAAGTCCTTTCTCCGGCTGAATGTTCTGCGTCAGGGCAGAAAAGATAGCATTGGTCCTCTCTACCTTGTCTCTACGAAGTTCAAATGTAGGATTGATTCCACGCTTAACAAGCGAATCATGAAGGCGTAATGCTTCCTCAATTTGTGAATCATCGAGTACATAAGAAGAATCAATGTCACGCTGAATCTTCTTATATGATTCCAAGTCAGTCAAGACTTGACGTTGAAGAGCATTGGCCCGAAGTCCTATATAGTCAGCACGTTGTTGCTCGGTCTGTTCAGCAAGCCCAGCTCCTACAGCTCTTCGTTGTTCTTGAGCAATAGCTTCTTCATCATTTCCAATGGCTAAAGTAGTAAGTTCTACTTCCCTCAAGGGCTGAACATTTTCTTCTTCCAAAGAACTAATCTGTAGGTCTTCTGCCATTCTATTTATTCCAGTATGAAATCAATGCTGAATATATACCCTGTTCGTCTTCATCACTCAAGCCGTTATTAACGCGAAGAATCCTAGCCCTTCTTTCAGCAGTATCTTCCATGGAATCATCAGAAGGTTTTTGGAGATAGAACGGGTCTATTTGTAAAAGCTTGCGTGCTCCACCAGAAGAAGTATAAAGCTCTTTAGATACCACAGGAGTTTTTTTATTAGCACCTACATTTACCACATTGCTTGAAGAGACAGGAGAAACTTCATAGACAGAACTATTAGGAGTTCCGAGAGTTACTACATATCCTCCATTAGGCATGCTAGGAAGTTCTGTCTTCTCACCTAAGTTGAAAGAATTCCCTAGAATGTAGAGCCGCGAAGAATTAGCTTGTCCATCAATAGAACTTTCATCACTCTGAAAAACATCTTTGTAAGAGAAAAACCCACGGATATTTATATCAGAACTTTTAGCTACAGAAGAAATAGCATTTGAAAGGATTTGGTACTTCTCGGAATCACTAGGAGTCTGCCCGCCATGCTCTCCCATGTAGTTATAAATCTGCTGGGTAGCTTCATATCTGACCTGACCAATGAAGTTTTTAAAGGAAGAATCATTAGATTGATTAGGAATCTTCTCCCTGACTATATATCTTTTAGCTAGGGTTTCAGGGTCTTCATAAGCTCTAGTTTCAGTCTTATCAAGATAATACTGCTTATCCTTACTCATGAAGCTGTTCTTGAACTCGGCTTCGGTCATAGAGATAGGAGTCCCATTATCATCTGTAACATCTCTTCCGGTATAGAGAGGATATTTCCCTGTGTCCCATACACGCTCGACCCATGTTTTGACATCATCCAAATAAGAAGGGTCAGTTTTAGTCTTCATCAGATTTACTAAGGAAGTTTGGTCGAGAGCCGAAAAATTCGCAGAAGATAATGATGTGCGTAATTCATTTATCATGTTGGCCTTCTCTTCCGGAGTCGCAGCTTGATATTGGGGAATCATACTTGCCGCATATTTACTAGCCCTAGAGAATTCCGCAGGAGTAGGAGGAACGTTTGCATTCTTTGAATGGTACATCCTCCACAACGTAGCAAACTGTTGTGTATTTAATGCTTTAGCTTCCAATGATTTTCTGGCATCATCAATGGAAAAACGTTCCGGAGACAATAAGAACTTCTCTACAAGGGTATCATAGTTCTGTTTCTGCGCCTGATTGATAAAAGACCTAGCTTGATTGATACCATATTGTTGCTGTTCGTAAGAAAGCTCGCGGTCATTTACAGAACCTTTGGTTTCAATCTCTTCAAGCAAACCATAAGGGTCTGAAAGTGCTTTCTCCTGAACTAGGTTGGTAGTTCTTGCTTGGTCCACAGCAAAGGACGCACGCATCTTTTGAGCATCACTAATGTATGGAGTATCATCAATAATCCTTTGGGCTTCATCAAATTGATTGCTCCTGATTGCTATATCAATTGCAGCATTGGTTTCATCCTCTGCCATTTTGGAAATTCGAGATGCCGCTGTTAACGCAACTTTGTTAGATTCTTGACTGCGAAGATTCTTTAAAGCCGCATCAGTTATTAGCCTGTTCTTCCCCACATAGAAGGAATCATTATACTGTAGGTTAATAGATTGCTGGGCCAAGTCCATCTGTTGTTTATAGATAGAAGCCCATGTCCCCGGCTTATTCATGGTAGAAGGGTCATTAGACAAGGAAGAAATGATTCGAGAAGAAGCGTCCATCATTTCAGCTTGCATCCTTCTTGACATGATACTGTCGTTTACCGTCTCAACTTCTGCTTGAGCTTTCCCCCACATTTCAAGCCCTTGACTCAATCCACGTAATGCTTGTTCTCGTGAAGCTGAATCAAATTCATTACCTAAAGGGACATAACCCGCCACATTCCTTTTTCCTTCTCCGGCATATCTATTCTCCGGAGTACCAAGCATAGAGGAAGTTCTAGCTTGTTGTGTAACTCCCATTCTAATATTTCTGCTGTCTTCTGCCATTGTTATGAAAAGTTACCAAGTGAAGAGCCAATCTTTGACCCAATAGCCATCCCTGTCGGGCCGCCTACAAATGCTCCTATTGTCGCTCCTGCAATGCTTCCCAACATTCCTATCCCGCTACGTTTTGAAGCCTTTCTAGCCTGCGCAGAACGCCATGAGGCCACATTGGATTGATACATTGTTGACTGCCTGTTCTGTTCAGCTTCTCTTTCGGCATCCCATATCTGTTGTTCAAACTTGCTCATAGTAGCACGCTGGACTGCCTCAATGGAACCTGACGTAGGAGCAAACCCTGTCCTAACTCCTGAAACTCTTTGCTGTGCAAGATAGGATTCTTGGTTTCCCCTAAGTCGTGACATGTTTACACCAGCAACCTTATAGGAAGATTCAGCCTGATTCCTCAAGGCATCAGCTTGATATTGATAACCAATTTCAGCTTGTTTATACTGGTCCTGTTTATTGAGTCCTCCAAGAATATCCGACACGACACTACCAAAACTTTGAAGAGTCGTGGAATTGTACCCGAATTCTTGTTGTACATTATTCCATCCCGCCTTCTTGTTATCTTGGGATTGAGTACCATATCCCATATTGAGGGAAGATATTCTAGGTTGTGATTCAACTCCATAAGAATTAGAATATGGAGCTGGTTGTAGCATCTCCGGATAGCCACTACCAGTAATAGGATAAAGAGAAGAAGATGCTATTTCGCCAGAGTCAGAATATCCCGGCAAAACTCCACGACCATACGACCCCTGTAGATTTGGAACTACTTGGTATTCAATCCAATTAGGCCAGTTAACAAGAGAAGAATCAGCCCATCCAAGATTGTCATACGAGGTCGGTATCATAGATTATATAAGCTGATAAAATGTCTGTTTGCTTGGCATCAGTTAAAGCAAATCTCAATCTTGTATCTGTCGAGGAAGGGCCGCTAAGCACTTCATGCCCTCTACCGTTGTTAAGATACACCTTTAAATCGAAAGTGTCATTATTATTTAGATTCAAGGGTGCTGAAAAATCTAGTGCTTCTACCTGCGCCTGAATCCTAGGTTTTCCATAGGCAACACCAGCCGAACTCATAACTCTTTCATCAGGAGGAATATCATTAGTGTCGTCTCGTCTTACCTGATAACGCAACTGATTGATTTTAGTTGTCATCGCAGGAATAATATAGTTTGCAGTATTACCCATGGGTAAAGAGACAAACTCTGACTCAATATGAAGTCCCCATATCTGATGCGAGAGAGAAGAACTTTCTCCTACATACGTAGTCAATACAGAATTTCCAGCTTCAAACTTAGGGGTAAAATAAAGTCTTCCTCCTGTAAGCACACCGTTAGCCGCGTAATAACTGTTGGAATAATCCAAGTCACCTGTGAAAGACCAGCAATATCCTGTTATGATATTTTCTTCAGGACGTCCTTCTTTTCCCGCTGTAATAATATCAAGCTTAGGAGACTTGCCGGGGTAAGGATGAAGCTCGCCGGGAGCACCTGTTTGATAACAGAAGCTATTGGCTAGAAAAGCATCAAATAATTGTTGCTGGCCCTGAACTGCTTCTGCTGTAGCAAACTGTCGCCACGTCCCCATGAATCCAGCAGCACTAAAGTTTCCGTTAATCCACGAAGTTCCTCTTTGCGGGAAGTCTACACACGGATTTCCGAATTCCATAAATGCAATATAATACTGATAATCTGGAAGTAGGGAATCTCCACCATCAGGAGTAACTGATTTAAGGATAGCACAGATACCTTCTGCTCCCGTAATAGGATTATAGTAAACTTTAACTTGCTGGAACTCCATACCCTGCACATCATGCCAGTGCCATCCTTGAATCTCTTGAGTTCTATTAAATAAAAATCCTACCATCTTCCCATCTCCTGTAGTCCCCCACCAAACAGGGTCAGGGTCTTTCATGATGGTTTGGGAAGTTATGCCGGATTCTATTAAATCAGAAGCCACAATAGATACGTCTTCGGATTGGTAGCCATCAATCTGAAAAGAATAGATAGAATGAATAAGACCTTTCCTGTCCTTTGGAATAAAGAATAAGCTTTCCGTCATCAGGTCTCCCTGATAAGTAGAAGAACCCCATCGGCTTTGCTCTTTAATTGTAGGAACAGGGCTTGATATGTCATCATCGTTAATTACCCATTCGCCTAAATCAGTTCCAACAATCAAATCTTTAGAAGAAGATAGCCACTTAATTTGTTGAGCTTGGTTAGCACCAATTGTTAAATTCCAACCCGAATCAGCCTGCTCATTAACAGAGAAATCATCGTATCTATCTACTCGAGAAGCCCAAATAGTCTGTGGCTGGGCTTTCGTACCTGCAAGAATCAACCTGCCACGTCTTAATGTTATAGAAGACGGATAACCCTTCTGGACATTGAATGCTGACTTAGTAAGATTAGAAAAGAAATAGGTATAAACGGTTCCAATACTTGTTACATAAGGGGCGATATAATAGTTGGAGTAAATATAATTGGCAGCAAAATTAACAAATATATCATTTCTATCAGGAGCATAAGCATAAGGAAGATAATTTACATTCCTGAATACGGTTGAATCAGTTTTGGGAGAAATCCCTTTTTGATTGCTATACACAGCAAAAGGAACACTATAAACATACGGAGAAGTAGAAGATACTAATTCTACCTGTGTACCTAATGCTGCTTCGTCCGTTCTAATATTGGCGCTCTTGTCAGTAAAAGCAAATCCTAGGAAATACCCATTTGGAGCACTGCCAGTTATAGTAACTCTACGGTTCGCCGCCTGCCCATGATTTTGAATTTGAGCTATAGTAGAACCAGCTATATATCCCTGATGCACTAAACCTGGTTCTAACGAAGATACATAATAACCCCAAGAAGTATCTAGTTCTTTTTGAGCATCTATTTTCCAGTCTCCATATACATATCTAAAGCAAATATTTACAGCCCTCTGCCCACGGTTTACCCCTGTAGCAGTCCAGTTAAATATACTCCCCGGATAAAATCCATCTGTGGTTCTAGTTCTTACATCTGCACAAATGATGTCTCCATTTTTAAAATCGCCTATCCATTCCTTAATAGAAACTGCACTGTAATATGTGTCATATAAAAAAGGAATATCACATAACGGCTTATTAGCAGCTAATCCAACTGCTGGGGCGTCGAAAGCAATGTTCGGGAAATCAGATTGAGACCTAGCGAAAAATCCAAGATTATTGATTTGGTTATTACCTATATCATAAAATGAATCTAAGTTATCATCAGATAATGGCCATGACAGGAATTCTACGTTGGAAAGAGTAAAAATTATGTTGCCCTTATCATCAAGTGCTCTAGTCAGAACAATAGGAAAATGATTCTGTTGAACAATCCAGAGTTTATCATTCTGCGAAACATATTTAGCCTCATTTAGTTCTTCCTCTGTAAATGAATTTGTCCAACCATTCTTGGCAGGTTCTCCTCTAAGAGAAAGCCTTGCAGTCCATACTTTGGAAGGGTCGCCTAAATAACCGCATTGGTAAATGGTACAAAATGGTTCATTTGTATTATTTAAATCAATACCAGAATGAACACAGACAATATAAGTTTCATTAGAAGTACAAGGAAAATAAAATATCCTAGAAGGATGTTTTATGGAATCAACCATTTTAAAACCCGGACGGCGTTCTAGCTTGCCATATTGCCGGGGAATGAAGTTTCGCATGCGTGAACAAGACGTGAGATAACGAGCCATATCAACGCGAGGCGTGAATGATTCAGATACCTGCCCTCCATTAAAATTTAGTTGAAGTTGTGTCTGCCTTTTATCAGCCATTACAAAAACTTGTTGTGTCCCCCGAACGGGAACGTAGTTCCATAAGGTATTCTATTCCAACCAGATTGACGCATTAGTTTATTGAAATAGTTGTAACGTCCACCTGTGTTATTGATATAATCATTCTCCCTCAATCTGGAAAGTTCTCGCAGATACATATCGGCAAGCATATTATATAATTCAATATTATTGGTAATCCTAACACACGATAGTTGTGCCCAGCGGATTCCTAACAAAGGTTGAAGAATAGAAGGAAATTCTTGTGTAGTTGTCTTGTTCTTAATGTCTCCAAGATAGACAAGACGCATCAAATCGGTGTTCGCATAGATAAATTCTCCCTCGATTTGAGCAAATTGAAGTTGGTTCTCCCATGGTTCCCCATTGATAGAAATGATAGTTACCAAATCTGTTGGCAAAGGGAACGCATGGGAGTAGCCAAATAAAGGAATAACAGTAGTAGAAGGAGTTAATTCTACTCTCTTCCTAGCAAAATTCCAGTCGCCATCAATCATTAAATCATTGATAGCAAAAGGAAGATAGGTAGCCAATGCCTGACCATAAACAGTAGGTTGTTCAGGAATGTCTGGATATACAGAAATCTTGTATTGTCCAAGCAATCCTAAAGCATAGTTTGCTACTTCTAAATCAGTCATTGGCTACCTTTACTTATTAAGGAATGATACAGTCAAAAGAAACAGTAAGCAACTTATTAGCTGCAATAGCTGCGGTATTAACTACCGTCAAACAGAAATGATATCTCTGCTTGAGTTCTTTTACATTATCTACAGTGATATCAGAAGGATATACACCGTTATCTACAACATACTGATACGGGTCTAGCAGTAGACCGCCAGAAGGCGAATTAGTAGTTGTAGAATTATTGCGAACAATTTCGCCTGCGGTTTCAGTAGCCGCCAATGTAGCCGCTCCTGAAACATTTTGTACAAGAACGCCATTCTTATCTACAATACCAATTCCCAACTGGTAATTACCTGCACCAACTCCATCATGAGACAAGGCAATAGAAGACATATCAATGATACAACCTTCGGGAAGCCTGATATCTTGAATGGTGGAATTTGCAAGAGTCGCAGCAGTGCCTGACTTATAGACAAACGTCTTTTTCAGAACTGCACCACGAGTCATTTGAGCATTCAGAAACGGAGGAACGCCGCCGTCAATCTGTGCTTTCGCTGAACTGGGGATAGTAGCCATAATATTTTAATCCTTTCTTAGTAAACAAGTTGTGAACCTACAACATCTACCTTGAGCACACCCTTATCCTCAATACGGGCACAACCCATAGCAAGTTCGGTGTACGTCTGCCAGATATATTGTTTATCTCGACGTTCATCAATACGAACGAACATTTCTTCCAGCACGCCGAAAGCAACAGAGTTCATATTGAATGCAATACAAGTGCGAACATTTGGTACTGCATTGCCTGCCGTAGGATTACCCGGCTGGCCCATGGGGCGCGTTCCAAACGGAAGCATGCCCGGAGACATAGCCACAAAGCGAATGCCTGCATAGTCAAAGATATTTCCAGAGACAAGAGGACGGTCAACATTATAAAGAATGTTGGCGACCTTTTCTTCGGAAAGCAAATCCTTGAGTTCTTCATGAGAAATGAGCAGGATGATTTCGGGGCCGCCCAAATCTTGACGTTCCACATCCTGACCAATCACATTACGGGCACCGAAGATAGTACGAATCTGCAAGAGCTTATCCAAAGTCAGACCAGAAGCATCATAGGTGCCAGAAGAATTGTACCCAACAGGAATAGTGTTCCTAGTTTCATTGAAGGGAACTGCAATGTCGCCATTCTCGCCAGTCCAAGCAGTGCCAATAAGTCCATTGATAGCAATGCTGTCACGACGACGCGCCATTTCCATCCTTTCAGCTTCCACAATACGAGGAATAGGAGACTCAATGGTCCCAGCCTGCATCATTTCAAGACGGCTGATTTCGTGAGTCGTTTTGAAAGGAGTAGTCTTGAGCCAACGAACATTGTAGTTGGTCTGCTGGGGATTGGTATCACCATACAGGTCAGTGATTTCCTCGGAATTTACCGGGTCAATAATCTGGAATCTGCGCTGACGAGAAGCCAGAGGATATACACGCAGATACCGTTCAGTTCGTGAACGAACCTGCTGTACAGCCGACATGATAGAAGGCGTGTATTCATTTACCGCCAAATCATAAAAGTTACCGTAATTAGCCATGATTTTAATTTAAGTTAATGCACCGCCATGAAGAAGATTTAATCTTACATAGGCAGGTTTCCTTATCAGGGCTGCTTGTGTGAACGGCGGTTTGTTCACGAAACTGATTGAACTAGTGTCCTTCCGGGTAGTTCAATTTCAAATAAACATATCTTTAATATTAAAGCAATAAAAAAACCTGCCACCTAAAAATTAGGTGGCAGGAAGAAAGAAACAAAAGAAACAACAGTGCGGCCTTTCTCAAGGCGACATGAATTGTTTATCATTAAACAAAGGTGTATACAATAGGAAAGAATGGAATCAAAATCGCCCCTCCACGGTTTTCCGTGGAGGGGCGATTCAGAATCAATCAATTATCCTAATGCCAAATAGAACGCATCTATCTGCGATTAAAATAGCATTTTGTCAGGGTTTGTCAACTACCATTGAACGGGAATGCTTGCAAGTTTTGTGTATCGTTCCCGAACATCAGGAGGCATTCTTGTAATGTCTCCGTATTTGGTCATCATTTCCATCATTTGTTGCTTGGCACTATTAGCGTTCACACTCATTACACCCGGAGTAGGCATAGTTCCTTCCTGATATTTAGCCGCCTTTTCATACAAGGCTTCCAAGATGTAAGGAGTATTCAATGCCATGGCAAAAGAACTATCATTAACATCAATTCCCGCTTCAATAAGACTGTTCTTTATCAAAAGGGCATTGTCATTATATCTAGCTCCCCATTCCTTTTGGAAGTATTCTTGCGCTTTCTTTGAAGCATCTTCAATTTGACGACCAAATTCTTCATTCTGCTTCCGATAAATAGCGTCTTGGTATTTCAATAGCTCTTGTGCTGTGTCAGGAGGGATATTGTGCTGGTGTGCAAATTTAGCAAATTCCTTGAAGCTTTCTTCATCATAGGAATCTTTATAGGCATCAGGCACAGAATAACCGTCAGGAGTTTCAGGAACTCCAATATGGCTTCTCCATGCCTTGATTTCTTCTTCACTAGCTCCTTCTCCCGGCTTGGTCATACCTTCTGACTTTCGGCCAATGAGTTTGTTGGCGTTAACGAATCCGTTGATTAGGTCATTAACTGTCTTGTATTTCCCAAGAGAATCAGCATTCTCAAATTTTGAAGTCCAACCCTCTTTAAAAGAGCCGTCATTGCTAACAAGGTCTTCCAATTTAAGTTCGGGGCTTGTTGCCGGAGGAGTTTGCTGCGGTTGCAAACTAACTGTGCCTTGAATGGCTGGTGTAGTTTGAGAAGGAGATTGTGTTTGCGTTGCCGCAGGATTCACCGCAGAAGCTGGTGCTTGTGTATTAGGATTTGTATCAATCATTTAGATGCAATGTATTTTAATATTTCAATGACTTGTCTTGCTCCTTCGAGGAACATGATTTTGTTTGTGTCAAATTCAGCTATAAGAGATGATTCTTTTCTAATGTTATTCCTACTATCGACAAGAGATGAATCAACCATGGCCGTAATATATTTAATCAGGTCATCATTCAATTCGCTCTTGCGGAACTCTTCCAAAAACTTATTGAATTCTTCTTCAACAACCAAAATTGGATTGCCGAATAAATCAAAGAATTTGGCCGCCTTACATGGGTTTTCTTTATTTTCTGATATTACTTTCATGTTATCTCATTGAAGCTGCTGCGGCTCCCAAGTTCTTCTGAACTTCGGAACCAATCTTAGCCGCTTGCATGCCATTAGCTTGGTTCTGCGCGGCTTCCTGCTGACGTCGAAGAGCATCAATCTCGGATTCAGATTTAAGAATCTTGCTAGGCATCCCAATAGAACGGATTCCATCACGCAAGATGAAATCTGTATCAAGAGACTGCAAAGTAAGAGGGTCCATCTGCGCAAGAGGAATAACAATGGTCTGCATGAACTCCGCAAACAACGTCGGCTGATGTCTGTCCAACAACATCTGAAAAGGAGTAGTAAACTTGATGTTGAAATCATCCAGAGCAGGAACAATACCATTATCTTTCAAAAGTTCATAACATCTCCTCACTACAGGTTCAAGGAATTCCTCAATCAAACGAGTATAGGCAGGAGATGCAATACGTGCAGAATATGCTTCAATCATTTGTGCAACTGTTGCTTTCATATACTGCGGGTCTTTCACTTGCAACAAAGGAGCAAACAAATCCATATCACAAGTCTTATGAATGTTCTGTTCCAATCTCTGAATCTGCCATTGCATTTCAGTAGATTGCATCATGTTCTGGAACAATGGAGTAGGTTTAGCTTGAATATTCAGAGGATTGAAAGTTGTTACTCCACCAAATCCCCAGTCAATGTTCCCATTGAATCCTTCCGGCACAAGCATCGGAGGAAATATCTTCTGCATAGCCGCTTCGGATAATGCTTTCAAACAATTCGTAAGCTCTGTCTGGTCAGACAAAGCTCTCTTCCCGCTTCCTGTACCATAAGGTGAATTTGGAATGTCAAAGTAGTTGCTTACGTTTACAGGGCAACTCGAAAAGTATTGAGTCAAAAGAACATCTCCCGTAATGTCAAAGACGCTTCTCATTACCCATGGCCGCCCATTAGCATCTTTCATCAACTCCTCGTCTCCTGTCCTCTCTACCTTTTCAAGAAGATGGAATACAAGAACATTGTCAGGATTTACACTGTTGGCCGCATACTTTTCTTTCACCATTTCAGGCAACGCATTTTCTGGAAATGTCGCTACAATGTCCTGATAGCGCATCCATTCATCCCAGCAATAAGTATGAACTTCTCCAAACTTGTCACGGTCCACCATGAAATCTCCCACAGGAACACATGCAAATTTCAAGCGCATCTCCTTCTTGCTAAACTCTGACCAAAGAGATGCTTGACCATACGCAGCCCTATCAAAGTAAAAAAGTTCAGATGCTGTATGAAAGTTACTGTTTCTCATGTACCACCCTACTAGTCTTCCTGTATCATAGTACAAATTTGTAATACTAGGGTCCATGGTTTCAGTATCTTCCACTTTTACCATGGGTGAAAAACTGAACCATTCATAACTCTTCGGGGTTATCAATTCATGTTGACCTGCCGCATTTATCCGTAAAGCCCTCTCTAACGTCTGGTCTATAAAACCAATATTCGTCGGAGTAGATTCATATACAGCCCCATTGACGTTGAATTTCTTCTCCGGGTCTACAAACTCTGCTATCCGTTGCCAGTTGCTCACATAGCGTTGTCGAAACGCATATAAATCTTCACGTTTCTTCTTTGGCGGTTGACTATTATAAATCATATCATTGTCCTAAAAAACTTTTCCCTCCAACTCCGCTTCCTTGACCCAAAGCTCCCTTAGACGCAACGAACGTCCCTCCAAAAGAACTGCGGCGACGGTTGTTCTTAATTCGAGATTCTGTCCCTGACGTATCTACTTGCACCGTAGAGATTTCTTCAGGGGGCGTTGGAATGGTCGTCTGCGCTTCTTCTTTATTCATGCCTAGAACTCCTCCAACGAGGTTCCCAACACCTTTGAAGACTCCTTCAACTGCTTTACCTATTTGCTTGAACGGATTTCCTCCCATTTGATTTTTTCTTCCCTATCAATTTTATATATAGTTTTAAATCCTTACGTCCGTATAAATACACGTTTCCCTTACGATAGCCAACAAAATATTTTATCTCTTCTTTATGTAACAGCTCATTAAGAAAATCAATATAGTTCCCAACACCAAGATAAAAAAAGAAGCCATTTGCTTTCTCCTTGTCTACGGAATAGCTAGGATTGCATGCCTCTCGTACTTTCTCAAATACTTCTTGCATGTTCTTCCATCCCTCTTCCAATTTGAAGTAATGCCCTAATACTATACTCTTTTCATCTTTATGTCGATACAAATTCCTATGCTCTTCCCATGATTCTTTAAAAGACGCGCCTATAACTTTCAGGACCGCTTCCCCTTCTTCTTCCAGACATGATACTTTCATAATGGCTCCTTGTATTTAAATTGCTAAATTTTGAACCAAAGCTTTTCGTGTAGCTCTCTTCTACTTTCTTTCCCATTGTTCCAAGCAATCCACACATCTTCGCTTCCGCTATGTATCTCAAAGCATCTGCCCAATGCGACGAACTGTCATGTACTATCTCATTCTTGTAGGCCCCATTCTCTCCCAATGCTGGCTTCATCCGATAACTCAACCAATAAGGATAAGCCCTTTCTGTTCCCTTTATATCGAATCTCAATAATGGGAACATCCCTAGCAAGTAATTGATGCTTACCCATTTGTCTCTTATTCTAGGTAAACACTCTATTCCAGGCAATCCTGCCTGTTGCCACATGTACGCCTGACTATACCCCGTATCTGTCGTATATCCTGCATCATGCGGAAAAAAGTTCTTCAACAACGTAGGATATCTACTCAACAGCCTTGCTGTTCGTTGCGCTGGCGTCTCACTTCCATATTGCCCGCAATCACTTTCACATATCCATATCAATCCTTCTTTCATCTGGAATACCGTTGATACCGTATTCACTGGATTCCCTAAATCCCACGTCGCATAGCACGGTAATGTAGGGTCATACGGGGCATGTAGAAAATGTCCATCTCTCATTGCTGATTCCAACACCTCTTCCAATATCGCCCCCTCCATCGGCACCTCAAAGGCTTCATCTAACGTTGACGGATATTCTTCATTCATCGACAGTCCATGCTGCCTCTTCGTCTTCTGCCACCATATCTTTTGCTCCTCTTTCAACTCTATCCCGTATTTCGCATGTAAGGTCGTAAAGTAACTCTTCGTGCTCTCCGTCAACGGCTCCTTGTCTGTCGATACGTTGTTCTTATCTTCCCACCATGGCAAAAACACTACATTGAAATCTTTCTCCCCTCGATGCTCTTCTTCTATTTTCAACGCATTCATCACGTTCTCATAGAATATCCCTTTCTTCCCTCCTCGTACCGTCGTCTCTACAAAGATGAATCCATCCTTCGCCGCTGGAAACGTTGCATTCACTATCTCTGCCGCTCTCTTCGGCTCTGTCGCTGATATCGTTCCCAATTCTGATATGTGCGCAAATCCTACCCCACTTCCCCTAAAGTATTTCCCTCCTACTATCCGACTTGCCTTCCTTCCTTTCATCTGCACTTTTATCACCTTGTTGTTGTATTCCATATCAAACAACCATGGCAGTTTCCTCTCTAAACTCTCTAACGCCACTCTCACTATCTCCCTCAATTTCTCCTCCGCATCTGGTTGCGTCCTATCAACCAATGCTAATAACCACCCTTCTTCAAACGCGCACATGTCCGCCATCATCACTCCTATCCCTGTGCTACATCCCTGTCGCCTTGATTTCGGTATCAAAAATCTCTTCTTCCCTCTCAAATAACACTCCTCATGCAACCTTTCCTGAAATTCTCTCGGTTCATACGGTATCACTCTCCCATCCGTTAACTTTATCTCATACAAGTTCCGGATTCGCCACATCGGGTCTTTCAACCTCTTTAATAATTCTTCCTTCTCTTCTTTTCTTAGCATTTTATTTGCTTTCTATTACCTTCACTCTTACCAATTCCCACTTCTCTTTATCATACCCTCCTTCTTTCGGTCGAACAAAATATCTCTTCGCATACAATAGTTTGTCTACTGCTGTCCCTCTTCCTGTTCGACTCCATCCCTCGTATACCTTCTTCAACATCCCTCCTACCATATACTTCTCTACACTCCTTAATACCCAATATTCTCCACTTTCGTACTTCTCTTCCTCCTCCCTCTCTCTTCCCTCTATTACCTTCCGCCTCTCTACCGCTCTTATCTTCCCTTTCTTATCTTTTTCCAATCCATATTTCTTCTCCAAGTACCTTACGTATTTTTCCAATTTCCCTTCCCTTTCATATATCCTCCACGCTCGCTGTACTTTTTCACTACTCTTGCTCAATTCTTTATACCCTAACGCCACTCCATAAAACTCCTGCTCATATCTCCTCACTCCACACCCTTCCACCTCTATCCGTTGCATACTGCTCATTCCTCGTCCTCGACTGTTTATATAGTCCATCTCTCTCTACCTCTTTAATAATTCGCTTATTTCTCCCCCTATTTCCTCTCCTTCTTCTTCTTTCCCATTTCCCCATCCCTTCATTCTTATATATAAACTCAACGCTTGCAGTTGGTCTTTTCCACTCACTCCTTCTCCTCGTCCCATTCTACTCAAGTACTTCTCCACTTCTTCCTTACTTAATACTTCGATTCCTTTCTCCTTCTCCTCCTCTTTCTCCTTCCATTCCTCATACAGCTCTCGCACCTCTTCCATTTCTCGTCCGCTATACTCTCCTAGCAGCATCTCCAATACTCGACCAAGTCCTTCCTCTCCTCTCTTCACCTTCTCAAAGCCTCTCTCTAATAAGTCCTTATTTCCTCTTAGTTCTTCTCTCAACATGCCTCTCCTTTTACTATTTTTCCTCTCTCTTTTCAAGTCTCTATTTTTTACTCGTTGATACCTTCTTCTCGCGACTCGAACACCCGGAGCTTTTTCCCCCGCCACGTCAATGCTTGATGGTCCTGAATGAACCCCTAGTAGTGGCTGTCCCTGCAAGGATGCGTGACGAACTAGATGGCCTGTGCATGTTGTCAATAGTCATGCCGTCTCATAAAAGATTCGCTTGGATTTTTTGACCTGTTATATGACACAACGTCTAAATCTTGCTTAACATAACATAAAATAAATATTGACTTACATTATCAGATAATGTAAAAAGACATCATCAAAGGGCACGAACAACCCCCTAAAAAGAACAATGAAGAAACAAGAACATGAATACAGGTGGACCGCGAAGAACGCCAGTAGCTATCTTGTCGGATACGCCTATGCAAAAAACGAACTCGCCGCAATCCGCGAAGCAAGATATTACGTCAGAAATACACTATGTGGCGAAGGCGTAATAATAGTCGAAAAGCTCCACAAGAGCGGGAGATGGAACGAAGTGCGGCGTGACGAGAAGACCATATTCACAAGTTTCCGCTGGAAAACAACACGCCCGAACTAACTCAACAAATAAACGAAAGGAATAACATCATGATTATCAATGCAGACGAACACGATTTTGTGCAATGCTTGAAAGACAAATGCACGGAAGGCGATGAACCCCACTATAAACTCTTGTGGGATTTTTACGAATCCAGCGAATTGTCTTGGACCGAGCTGATGAACATAGAGGATTATTGGAATTTTTACGACTCATGGGAAGAGTATGTCGAGCACGAAATATCTTGTAACAGTCAAGAAGATTATAAAGATTTTAGCGGCTATCGTATAGAGCGGCATTTACAAGAAAATGGATGCTATTATAAGGTCGAATCCAATAGACTATGGATTGTAACACCAACCGGAAACTAAGATGGCAAACGAACTAGCAACAGTATGTGTTATATCGTTTGGACTTATTTGCATGTATCATTTATGCAAGTCTGTTGTCACTGATATCAAGAGCGGGGAGATAGACGCATTTAGTGGGATATGCGCCATAATCGCAATAACCCTAATGATAGCCATTATCAACCAAGTTGTCATTTTCCAACTAATCCACTAACCACAAACCACAAACCAATAATAACCATGGGAAAACAATACTACATCATTAAACATATCTGCATCACTAGCGAGTCTCCGCTAAAAATTAATATCGTCGAGTCAGACTCTTACAATATATCCCTAAGGATGGCTAAAGCGTCCGCAAGACGGCAAGCTACCAAGATAGGACCGTATGACACACTTTCCCTTATTTTTAAAGATGGCATTAAAGTTGCATCCACGGTTACTAATAAGGACGCTAATTCATACGCTCCATGTTCGGGCGAGCCAAGAAATAAAATGGCGTGCAGAAAACGGGTAAATACTGGCATCTTTGCCCCTCGCGTCACTGTAGCAGCCGCCAATAAAGATAGAGGCCTGTTTTACTACTACGTCCAACTCAACGAGCTAGTAGTCAGGGAGGACCGCAAATTCATCTGGAAAATTCGAAAGTATGAGGAAACTCCAGAATGGATGCCTAAGTTCGACTCGCTGAACTTCCGCGAGTCAGCAATCAATGACGTACAACACAAAATTATCAATGCCATCCGGGAACGCGCCTCTTTCCCCTCCGAGTCTATTATTAGTGATACATGCGCCAAGTGGATTAACAAGGATTTCTTGATTAACTCCGCTCGTGAGTTTCCAGTTAACCATTAACTACCAATCTTTTCCTCTTTTCAGGGCGTCCTTGCTTCTCGCGGGGGCGCCCTTTTCTTTCTCTCTCTTTCTCTTCTTTTCTTCCTCTTTTTACCATAATTCAATTTATACAACCGTATAACTCTATCTCTAACATTTTATTCATTCTCAACAACTTACAAATTCCGCTCAATCACTTACGCTGTTGTGCTATGGCACCTTTTCTTCCTCTCTTGACTTCTCGCTCTTTCTTTTCCTCTTTTTTTGTCTTTAATTAATTCCTTACTTCTCAATCTGTTATCCAACTTTTCAGCTTTCTTCCCGTCTTGACTTCGGGCCGTTTTTGCTTTACAAATATCTCACAAAATATCGCTTCCGGTAGGCGATGTAGAGACGGTCTAACCGTCCCCCGAGGTGGTTCCCGCCGAGGCAAATTGAACAAAAGAGTAGCATCTTCGGACGAGCAAAGCAAGAGTAAAAGGAGAAAAGAACGGAATCAAGGAAAGGAAGAAGAGAAGAAGAAGAAAAAATAAATAATATAAAACGAAACGGAAACAAGAGAAAAAGACGGAGAAAGAGAGCCGAAGAGGAAGAAAAGGAGAAAAAGGGAAAAGGAAAAGGAACCGCCTCAAGCGGTTGATAAAGAGAGGGGCAAAGATGGTGGAGAGTGTACATGCGCGGCGCAGCCGGAAAAGTACGGAAAAAGAGACGAGAAGTGCTACGGGGCGAGGCGGAAGAGGGGAGAGAAGTTAGAGGGAGAAAAAAGGAAAAATGTCATTGACGGAATGGGAGAAAAAAGGTAAATTAGAAACATCAACAGAAAGGAGACAAATGAGGCTTTTTGATATTATACAGCTTTTCGTTATATTGGCCACCATTGCTGTCTTTGGGTATTACTATTACCTGGCAGGCAAGATTAAAGGTTTTCTAGATGCTATAAGAGTTTTCATAGAATACAGCGACGATGAACCAAGAAAGTATGATAATAAATGATAATTATTGATTTCAGGAAGGAGAAAATCGAAAGCCTGTGGCTTAACTACAACCCCCAACTGACGCTTTTTTGATTATGGCGCGTAAACCAACATCTTTAATCCCGCGGACGCACCGGGAATTATGCGAAATTGCTGAACGCTGGCTCATGGGCTCTGCCCGTTGCCGGGTGGCGATCGCGGAACCGAACTGCATCGTTACGGACGAGCAGCCCGACGCTATAGGTTTCAAGGGATCGTATAGCATCCTCGTTGAGGCTAAAACCAGCCGGGCGGATTTTTTGGCAGACCTCAAAAAGCCGTTCCGCCTCCGTCCTCAAAAGGGTATGGGGTATTGCCGATACTACATCTGTGAGCCGGGGATCATCACAGAAGATGACCTGCCGGAACGGTGGGGATTACTGTATGTCCTCCCTGGCGGACGGGTTCGGATAGTTCGGTACAGCAGACATTTCCGTGAGGCAAACTACGCCGCTGAAAGGAGCCTTTTGACCGCATGCCTGTACATCCAGAAGCCGCTAAAAATCAATACTGTTCAAGGCAGGAAAATACAGCTCTCACCTGCATTTGGCGCAGAAGCAAAAGAGAAGGAGGGGATATAGTATATATGGCCGGAGACTGGATAAAGGTTGAACACACAACACCCGACAAGCCGGAAGTGGTGAAGTTGGCCGACATGCTCGGCATTGATCAGGATGCCGTGGTTGGAAAGCTGCTGCGCCTTTGGATTTGGGCTGATCAACAATCCGTCTCTGGTAACGCTATCACCGTTACAAATTCGTTTCTCGACCGTCTCGTATTCTGCCCCGGTTTCGCCGCTGGGCTTGTCAAAGTCGGCTGGTTGAATGGACGCAATGGACTCCTTTCAATCCCCAATTTTGACCGCCATAATGGCCAAACCGCTAAGAATAGGGCCAATACGAACCGCCGAGTTGCGAATCACCGAAAAGGACGTAACGATGAAACCGTTACAGATGTAACGCCCGAACCGTTACAAAAACCGTTACCAGAGAAGAGAAGAGAAGATAATACTACTACACCAACTACAACCGGGCGCGAAGTCTGCCAATTTCCGCAGGACGTGTCCGAAATTGACCGCTTCATGGCCGCTCAAGTGCTGCCCCGCTCGGAGAAGAGCATGAAGATGACGCCTGAAATGGATAATCCATGCCGCGAATGCTCTCGTTGTAATAGTTATGAAAACGTGGACAAGTGGGAGCCGGGAAAGGAGATGGAGAAATGGGCATGAAAGAAAAAGATTATGTGAGTTGGCTATTGGCTGTCTTAAAAGAAGCAAGAAGTCTCGAAGAATTTTATACCAAGACAGAAGACGAGGCAGAAATATTTTTTCAAGAGCATGTAGACAGGCAGGGAAATAGAACCTGGACCTTTTACTTTGGAGTGATAAGAGGGAGAGTAAAAATGCAAGGAACGATAGATGTAGAAGGCTATACAGGAAGGGACGAAGAAAGAGCGTATCAAGCATTAAGGGAACAACTATTAACTGGGGAAAAGCATGGATAAATTGCCTACACTCATTAAGGAAGCACTGCATAAAAGCAAAAATTGGAATGGGTTCCTCCGAGAATTAAATAGTCTAGGAGCTGTCCGAGTAGACACAAGAAAGTCCTATTCCGGAGAACATATACCGGAAACAATAAAAGTCTTTATATGCGTATTTATGGCAAACGGGAGCACTTATAATTTTAGTGCTGAACTTGAACGTGTCATAACTGACGCAGAAGAAATATTTTCGTACTTAAAGAAGTATGAAATCAACGAAAGAAAAGAAACCAATGAACAATCCAGAACTAGAAGCAATAAAAAGGGCCGTCCTTAGGGACAGCGTAACAAACATATACGAAATAGAGATAGCCTTGAGATTTGAAGGCTGTCTAGATAGGCAAGTAATAGTATATAGATGGGAACATAAAACTGTGCTTTGCATAAAATTTACACTTGGAAAGGTACGTGAGGAGTTCAATTTTACATGTAATCATGATAATAAACTTAGAATTAATAATGAAGAACTAGTTGAAAAACTAAAAGAATTTATTAAACAGATATGAATATTAAAGAAAAAATAGAACAGCATGTAGAAGATTCTCTTCTAAGGAATTATGTAAAGAAAGAGGCTCTTCTATTTATGGAAAACTGCATTCTTGAAAAATTAAACAATAGAAAGAATGAACTGTTTAACGATATTGTGAAGAACAATATTTTAAATACGCCTCAAAAACAGATAGAAAATTTAGGTGTACTTAAAGTAATTCGTCCATTGATAATTGAGGATATATATGACAACTCATATTGTATGATTAAGGAAATTCATACAGGCTTCATTTCACATACAGATTGTTTTTATAGTTCTTTAAATTATAGCCTACCGGAACTCCTAAAATATAAAAATTTTACTGTCGATGCAAAAGCTCTCTCACATATTCTAAACAACTGTTTAAATTCGCTTAGAAAAAAATAAAAGAAATTGATAACAAAATAGATAAAATAAACAGATTAAAAGGAGATATTATCACTGCTAGTAATAATTTTATCAGAAGTAGAAGTGAATTAGATGATTGTCTTCGTAAATTCTATGAAATTAGTAAAGTAAGAGTAGATTTATAAATATTAACAACCAATCAATAAAAACAATGATAAAAATTAAATGCAATGCCGAAAGTGAACTAACAATTGAAGAACAAGATAAATGTTTTGTTTTGTCAATTGGTGCTATCAAAAAAGAAGGAAATGGAACTAGAAAGTATAAAGCCGGAGACTTGGTAGAGATATGCGGATTTCATGGAAGGCTTTTCGGAGATGGAATTGAAAGATTTTTAGATGAACCCCGTAAACTTGGCACTAAAACTTGTCTTATATCTAATGAAACTCCGGGAGGAGACGTAAGGATTGAAGACGGAGTATTAAGAAATGGTGGCAATTTACTTTCAATCTGTTGTATTAAACTCGTTCAACCAGTTGAAGAAATAGGAACAAATGGAGCAATACTATGAGCGGGCGCGTCTTTATAAAAAAACGCGCTGTAAAGAAGCGCGTGATGCGTTGTATGATGACACGTTATTCATGCGTTGCTATCTAACAGATTTAGCTAATAAATATAGTAACTATTTTGACGAAGATTATCTCTCAATGGAAGAAGCTGGTAGGGAAACAGCCGCTGACATGTGCGTGGAATGTTTTCAAGACTAGTGCTCTAGTGACCCTCTAAAGATTTATGTTTACTATCCACATAAATCTGGAGAACTCGAAATTCTCCTGTCTGGAAATACAGCCGATGATCTACGGGAATACGTAAAGAACAACAATGTATGATGTATAAACTTCAAACTAAATATAAATGATATGTATTCAGTAAAAAAAGAAACAAACGAAGAGGGAGGGGGAAGGGATTTACCCCTTGAACAGTTGTTAAGTAGTATAGCAGTAATGGAAAATATGTTGAAACAACTTGAACTTCAACGTCATATAGCAGAAGAAAAAGTCCCTCCCGATATTTGTTGTATGATTATTGTGGAACTAAATAGGTGGCGAGAACTCCTTAAAAAGGATATTTATAAATATCAAAAGCTAGCAACGGAAAAGTTATTCAAACACTAGAACAATGGAAGAAGAAACAATAGACAAGGATTTAAATTTCATGCTTTTGCACATGCGGGAACTTAGAGATGAAGTTCACGGAGAGCTACATGACTTCTCACTTAATGGATGTAGATATGTAACAGTTTCTAGCCTAGATGTTAAAAATGCCTTTAATATCTTTAAGATGAAGCTTGAAACTATTTTTACTAATACAAAATTAGTAGAGATTCAATCAATTGAAAGAATTAAGTTTCATGATGATTGTTCAGGACAAGAGATTCCTATTATTAGAATAATGTGCTCTATTAAGACTGGGGAATATGGTCTTTTCCATTCCTATCTTAAAAAAGCTCAACAAGAAGTCCTTGAATCATTTTATGCCAAATAGATTTCCATCACTTGCAAGTCTTTTTAAGATACACTTCGAAGATTTTTCTGCAACCATGCCAGAAGAAACCGAACAAACAGTAGCAACCATGCCAGAAGAAACCATTGCGTACTATCTTGTAGGAGATTTTCTTAAAGAATTGATTAGTCTCCATGACAATAATTTAGAAGCTTATAAACGGGCAATTGCCGATAGATGGATGTTTGGAACTTGGACTAATTCTTTTGTTATTAAAAAACTTAATGTAATTTGTGATTTTTTAGGTTTATCAATTTCCCATTTCAATAAAATTGAACAAATGGGATTAGCTAGAACGCTCGGAAGAAAGTGTTCATCTAGTTTCTTTGATGATGTTAACGATAACTACAGAGAAATCAGTATGAATGAAAAGGATAAGGAAGAATATAATAAATTCCTTGAAACCAACAGAGGGAACATGACGGATTCGGAAACTTTCTTTCGTGATATATTCATCCCTATATTTGGAAGGCAAAAAGCGAATTATTCAATCAGGAAAGATAATGTAATAGGAGCAGTACTAGGGAAAAGTAAAATGGTCTTTTATAAAGAAGGTCGTATTCTTACCTACGGGGATTTTATTACGCCAAATCCTGAACTAGATGTTCACTTTTCAAACGATTCATTTAAAAATGTAGTTGATAAATATCTTCCAATCTATACAGGAAAATATAAGGAATACAATACAATCCATATATTAGACACTAATCTAAACTATATTTCTTTTTAACTCTAATCCAAACACATTCAAGCCCCACTCCCGTTTATAGGAGTGGGGCTTTTTTTATACAGCGATTACTAGCTCCACATTCTCGGAAACAACTTTTGTTATTAGATTGCAATCAATAGGAGATGATGAAATCAAGATAGTAGATTTACAATTATCGTTTCTATTTGAAATCAAGTTAGCTATGTTTGAGATATTGATTTCAGAATTGTAAATGTTGTGAATATCGTCTATCACTAGAGACGAGGTTTTATTAACTCTTCTTACGTAAGAACTTTTATTCCTAGTGTTGAAATTGGAAAGCTCCAATACTAAGTCCAACCCCTTTGTGTAGAAAATAGATTCCCCTTGTTTGTATTTCCAAACAAGCCATGTGCATGAACTCAAGGTCTTTGTTTTGCCTTCTCCAAATATCAGAACAGAATTGCCTTTCATGCTTCTTCTGATTTTCTTATAGAGTTCTGGCACTCTATCTTCTGTCATTTCATCTAAAAGACGGAAATGTTTTTTAGGTATTTTTGCTCTCCTCAAATCCTCTAAAAGAATATCACGTTCGCGTTCTCTTTTGAGTTTATTTGTGAGTTCTATGAAAGCAGGGTCATTATCGTCTATGATTCGTATAGAACAATTAGGGGCGTCTAAATCGAATAATTGAGTTGCTAAGTCTGATGCTTTTTTAGGTTCTGGCATAGGATATATGAATTAGAAATAAGGTAGGATAATATTTAGAAGTAGAGGTCTAGTTCTAAAAAATGTACTTTATATATTAGAGAAAGTATCATCATCTATAGAATATTCGTATTGGTCAAAATAAATATTCGCCTTGATTCTTTTTCCTTCTAATGCCGCTTTAGAAAGCTTATGGAGGTGAGCCGCTAATAGTTGATTCTTATTCCTATTACTATACACACCAAAGAGAAAGGAGAATTTCATGAATAGAATATTCATCTTTCGCACAGACAACATGTGAGGGGAATAGAGTGCTTTTCTAAGCGAGCTTTTTGTTGTAGACATGCCAATCATTTCGAAACAGAGGGTAACTAATTCCTTGTTGTGTCTAACTATGTCACGAAATGTTAACAACTGACTATCAGTATATAACCTATCTATTTTTTTCTGTGGCATGGGAGCATTATACCCCCCCCCCCCTGGGAAAAAAAAAAAA